TGACGAGCGTGGCGATTTCATTAGCTTGAAACGTCAGGTTAAGAATCAACGTACAGGACAGGCTAACTCTGCTCCTGATGTTATGGATGCACAGAAGCGTCCTCTTGTAAATACTTTGGTAGGCAATGGGTCTATCGTAAATGTTCTGTATCGTCCATATGATTGGACTTATCAGAAACGTAAGGGACGCTCTGCTTCTCTTGAGGCAGTACAAGTTCTTGATCTTGTTCCTTATGGTGGTTCTGCATCAGATGCTTTTGATGTAGTTGATGATGGTTTCTCCTCGATGAATGAAGAAACTATTCCTCTTTCATCCTAACTAGGGAAGGGGGAACTCTGGGTGACTAGGGTTCCCCCTATTTTTTATGAAAAATATAGATACATTAGTAGAAGATATTTATTCTTTGTTTGAAGAAGCTGTTCCTGACATGTCTGATTCTGAGGTAGATAAGATTATTAGTAAGTTTGGAGACTCTTTAAAGGTACATCTCAAGGCTTTTATTTATGAGGAAGAGCGTCGAAGAGATTCTTTAAGACTATCTGCTATAGGTAAACCTGAACGTCAACAGTGGTATTCAGCATCTCCTAACTCAACTGTTAAAGAAACTATTGAGCTTGAAGGAAAGGATAAGATTAAGTTTCTGTATGGTTATATCCTGGAAGAACTTTTACTTACCTTGTCTTCTCTGGCTGGTCATACTGTTACAGACGAGCAGAAAGAAGTTGAAGTAGAAGGAGTCAAGGGACACCAAGATGCTATTATCGATGGTGTTCTTGTTGATTGTAAGTCTGCATCAGGTAGAGGCTTTGATAAGTTTAAGAATAACTATGTCTCTTCAGATGATCCCTTTGGTTACATAGCTCAACTGTCTTCCTATGCAGAAGCTAATGGACTGAGCGATGCTGCTTTCTTGGCTATCAATAAACAATCAGGAGAGATATGCTTATCCAAAGTACACTCTATGGAAATGATCAATGCAGCAGAACGTGTTAAATATATTAAAGATATTATTAAACAGGATACTCCTCCAGCTAAGTGCTATGAGCCTGTTCCTGATGGTAAGTCTGGGAATTATAAGCTGGCTATTGGTTGCATCTATTGTGACTATAAGCGTGACTGTTGGATGGATGCTAATAATGGTAAAGGATTACGTGTATTTGATTATGCAACAAACCCACGTTACCTTACACAGGTTTCTAAGACTCCTAATGTAGATGAAATCGTAAACTGGTAATGCATTGGAAGTACACAGGTAAACCAGACATTGAAAATAAATTTGGATTTGTCTATCTTATTACCAATAAGAAAACAGGTAAAGCTTACATAGGATGCAAACAGTATTGGCATTATAAAAAAGGTAAGCAGTACAGACAATCTAATTGGAAAGTTTACATGGGTTCTTCTCGCTCCTTGACAGAAGATATTAAGAAGATTGGTAAAAGAAATTTTAAATTTGAAATGATTGCTGAGTTTAAAAACAAACGTAGCTTACGATACTATGAGTGTTACTATCAAATGAAGTATAATGTTTTAGCTGCTGTTCTGGAAGGAACAGATGAGCCAGCATTTTATAATAACTATGTAGGAGGTAAATGGTATAGGCCAGTAGAAAGCTATGAATCAGAATTATAAAAATATAATGAACACTTTAACATCTATTAGCAATGAATCTATTTTTACAGGTACTCCTAACAATGAGTACCATTCATTATTTATGGGTGTTATTCTTAGAGCTTTGTTAGATGTTAGTAAACCTTCTACAAGTGTAGAGCCTAGTAGTATCAAAGTAGATCGTCTAGCTGCACGTTCCTGGTTCTTTGCTACATCTGGAGTTACTTGTGAAAACTTTGAATATGTGTGTGACATAGCTGGTATAAATCCTATGGCTATGCGTTCTGTAGCAACAAAAGTATTACAAAGAAAGGATATAAGTAATGTCAGGAAAGAAATCAATTCTTTCTTCAACAGAGAAAACTGATATGGTTAATAGTCCCAAGCATTATAGGATGCAAGGTGTAGAGGCAATTGATATTTTAGAAATGTCCATGACTGAAGAAGAGTTCTTAGGATATCTTAAAGGAAATATAGCAAAGTATATACTAAGATATAAACATAAAAGCAAACCCAAAGAAGATTTGCAAAAAGCCAAATGGTATATAGAGAAACTAATAGAAAAAATATAGAGGAGAACCTGGATGAACGAGATTACTTTACCTACAAACTATCAATCCTTTATACACATGTCGCGATACTCTCGTTGGCTTGATGATCAGGAACGCAGAGAGTCATGGGAAGAAACCATTGATAGGTATCTTTCTTTTATGGTAGATCATTTGAAAGAGAATTACGACTACTCTCTCTTTGGTGTAGAGTTAGCTGACATTCGCAGAGGTATGTTGAACCTAGAAGTACTGGGTTCTATGAGAGCATTGATGACTGCTGGTCCTGCCTTGGAGCGTGAGCATATCTCAGGATACAACTGTTCTTATCTGCCTATCGATTCCCCTCGTTCTTTTGATGAGTGTCTCTATATCTTGATGAATGGTACAGGTGTAGGCTTCTCTGTTGAACGACAGTACATCAATAAGCTTCCTACTATTCCTGATCAATACTTTGAAAACACAGACGATGTTATCTCTGTTGCTGATTCCAAGGAAGGTTGGGCCAGAGGTCTACGTGATCTTATCTCCCTCCTGTACACCAATCGTATACCCAAGATAGACACCAGTAAGATACGTCCTGCTGGTGCAAGGCTCAAGGTGTTTGGTGGTAGAGCCTCTGGTCCTGCTCCTCTGGAAGAACTGTTTGATTTTACCATCCAGACTTTTAGGAAAGCCAAGGGACGTAAGCTTACCTCTATTGAGTGTCATGATATTATGTGCAAGGTAGGTCAGGTAGTAGTGGTAGGAGGAGTCAGAAGGTCTGCTTTGATCTCACTCTCTAACCTTACTGATGAGCGTATGCGTATGGCTAAGAGTGGTGAGTGGTGGGTGGACAACCAACAACGTGCTTTGTCTAACAACTCTGTCTGCTACACAGAGCGCCCTGACATGGGCATCTTTATGAAGGAATGGCTTTCCCTTTATGAAAGCAAGAGTGGTGAGCGAGGTATCTTTAATCGCGCCTCTGCACAGGTCAAAGCAGCATCTAATGGAAGGCGTGATGGTGACATAGAGTTTGGTACTAACCCTTGTTGTGAAATTATCTTACGACCTTATCAGTTTTGTAATCTATCAGAGGTTATCTGTAGAGTAGATGATACTATGGATACACTCAAGAACAAGATTAAACTAGCTACTATACTGGGTACATTTCAATCTACTCTTACAGACTTTGGATATATTCGTAAGCGTTGGAAGAATACTACAGAAGAGGAAAGGTTACTTGGTGTATCTCTGACAGGTATCATGGATTGTCCTGCTGTCTATGATGCTTCTCCAGAGGCTCTTCAACAACTAAGGGATGTGGCTATTAAGACTAACAAGAAGATGGCAGAGAAGCTAGGTATCAATCAGAGTACTGCTGTTACATGTGTTAAACCTTCTGGTACTGTGTCACAACTTGTTGATGCTGCCTCTGGTATTCATGCCAGACATAATCCTTACTACATCAGGACAGTCAGAGGAGATAATAAAGACCCTCTGACAATGTTTCTCCAAGATAAAGGTGTACCATCAGAGCCTGACTTTACAGCACCTGATAATGTAACTGTGTTCTCCTTTCCCATGAAGAGTCCAGACAGTGCAGTGTGTAGGTATGACATGGGAGCATTAGCACAACTAGAACTCTGGCTCAAGATTGCAGACAACTACTGTGAACATAAGCCTTCTGTTACTATTTCTGTTCAGGAACATGAATGGCTAGAGGTAGGTGCCTGGTGTTGGGAACACTTTAATTCTTTATCTGGTATATCTTTCCTTCCTTTCTCTGATCATTCTTATAAGCAAGCTCCTTATCAAGACATAGATAAAGAAACTTTTAAAGACTTGACAGAAAAGATGCCACCTGCTATAGATTGGTATGAGTTAGCTAACTATGAGAAAGGAGATACAACCACTGGATCACAAGAGCTTGCCTGTGCAGGTGGAGTATGTGAAATCGTAGACATAGGAGCATAAATGAAAAATACATTAACTTCTTTTTACTTACAACAATATAAAGATACTGTGCCCAAAGGTGATTCTAATATACATGAAGCTATTGATCTATTGCTACATTATATGGGTGATACTTTGGATAAACCTATAGAAGATTATCCTGATTCAGGGTTTACAGATAACTTTGGAGTGGTCATACCACGTTTGGTGCGTGGCGAATGAAAGGTAGAGATTGGTTAGTTACTATACTAACAATAGTACTATCTCTTTATCTATCTTACATCATAGGAACAGCAATTGTTAATACCATATGTGGAGGATGCTTAACATGGAAGTAACACTAATAGATCATATGGGTTCAGACCTTTCAGTGGTAAATGCTGCTAGAGTTTCCTTCTCCAAGGAATCTGAATGGGAGAGCATCACTCCTGCTGGACCTGTTAGTAATCTGTTAAAAGAATCAGATGAGAAGCTGATCAAGTACCTTGCCAAACACAATCATTGGACTCCTTTTGGTCATTGCTCTGTGTCTTTCAGGATCAAGGCACCTATCTTTGTGGCTAGACAACTGGGTAAACATCAGGTGGGTCTGGTATGGAACGAGGTGAGTAGAAGATATGTGGATAGTCAACCTGAGTTCTACTACCCTGAGTACTGGAGAGGTAGACCCACTGATAAGAAGCAGGGAAGTTCTGAAGAGGAGATAAACATTAACCCTTCCACAGGTACAGGTCCATCTCTTCTGAGCGACTATGAACAAGCCATAAGGAGATGTATGTGGACCTACGATGAACTACTTAGGAAAGGGGTCGCACCTGAGATGGCACGTATGGTGCTTCCCCAGAGCATGTTTACTGAGTGGTACTGGACAGGCAGTCTCATGGCGTTTAGCAGGATGTGTTCTCTTAGAATTAAGGAAGATGTACAAGAGGAGACTAGAGACATTGCATCTCTGATAGATGTAGAGTGTTCACATCTTTTTCCTGTGTCTTGGGAACAACTAATAAAACTCTCATAGCTCAACTGGATAGAGCAACAGACTTCTAATCTGTAGGTTGCAGGTTCGAGTCCTGCTGAGAGTGCCAAATAAACAGTTGACTTATAAAAGTAACTGTGGTATACTTCATCTACTTAAATAAAGAATGCTTTAAGGTTCTTTATAATCTTGCTCATAAGGAGAAAAATATGTTTACAACTGCACCTAATCTACCTTCCCATGTATGGAATGATTTCTTTGAATACTCTGTAGGATATGATCAACTTCTTCGTAAAATAATGACTAGTCATGAATACAGAAGCCAGAACAACTCATACCCTCCTTTTAATG